ACCAACAGAATATATGGGACAAGAATTTACTAGACTTGGAGGTTTGTTGGATGAACTAAAATCATTAAATGTCCAAAAACTTAACAAAAAGGAATTTGAGGGTTTTGAAGAGACGAACTTAGATATGGTTGCAGTCGCTTCTGAACTTAGAAAAGATTATGAGATTCTATATCGTAGATTACGAGGGATGGTCTATCCTAAGAGTAAAGGCGATTTAGGAGATGAACGCGATGAGCGATGAAAAAGAAAGTGAGATGTTACTGCTCTTAAAAGAGTTAGTGAATAAGGTAAAAATGTTAGAACAAGCGGTCTACGATAAAGACAACTTGTTGATGAAATCGGGTTATGTGGTAGTAGATACACCCATACCCGCTATATCTGTTGCTGGAGAAGTTAATGTAGAAACAGACAATATTGCAAAGATGGAATGGGAACAGATAAATGAATTGGTATCTAGAATAGAAGGTGGTTATTGATGGTAGAGAAAGTAACTAGGGAAGAGAGAATGGCTACATTGATGAAGGAGGCTGCTGAGAAAGCAATTGAAATCTTAGGAAACAAAGATGACTTCATGGATGAAGATTTGACAGGAGAAGAGGTTAAGGCAAAGAAACCAAAGGCAGAAAAGGTTAAGGATGCTTCGGGTGGAGATGAACAAGCAGATAATAGAACAAGAGATGCCGTTGGTTCTGATGGCAACCAATTAAAGAAGTGAATTAATGGTAGAATCTGGGGTCTTTGTTGCTAAGAAGACTGATGCTATGGCGAAGCGTGTCCTTGACTTTTATGAGGATGTTAGGTATAAGTATCTGTCTGCTTTAGAAGACCCCAAAGAATATGGCGGAGACTGGAAATCGGCCGTCAAGAAAATAAGAAATGACTTTGATGGATTAGGCGATTTTACTTCTGAGGTGAAAAGATACATTGAAGAGGAAAATGTATTCAATGAAGAAGTGCTCAATCCGGAATCAAATGCTGCCAAGAAATTATATGATTCAGTGAGGGAAATGCGGTTTAAATCCAAAGAGATGAACGACCCCTTTGCTAAACAGATGGGGGAAAAGGTTGTTGAAACTTTAGTATCGAAGCCTTCTGTTTACGCTATGTTCATCCACTATGCCCTACGCGCACACACGCATAGCATTAGAGAGGAATCATGGGGGGCTCACGACCTAAAGCCCGATGAGATTACCGAGGGGGCTAAGGGTTTAGACCTAAAACTTGAGGACATACCATTATACATCATAGAGCATTATGGAGATGATGCAGATACCACTAGAATTAAATCTAAGTTTAAGGGTGCATTGAAATTATTGGAGAAAGTTTATCTTGAAGGTAATAGTCCAGATAATTGGGATGAATTGGTTGCTATTGAGATAAAAAAGGATGAAGATAGTGGAGTTAAGTCTGAGGATAAAAAGTCTGAGATAAATTTTATCACCCCAAATAAACCAATGTATAGGATATTTGATGTTGATGATATTAGAGAATTAAAGGGCTTTAGTGGAGAATGGTTGGTTCAAGAAAAGTTTGATGGGATTAGAATCCAAATACATAAAATAGATAAGAAAGCCAAAATTTATACTTATAATGAAAAGGATATAACTGATAAGTGTAAGGATATAGTGGAGAAAGTAAATCAGAAAAGATTTGGTGATATGATTTTAGATGCAGAATTAATTTTGTATGATAATGATGAACCATTACATAGAGCAGATACTATAGCCCATTTGTTTAAGGGTAAATATCAAGATGCTACCTTAAAGGCTAAAGTATTTGATATTATGAATCATGATGGTAAAAACTTGGTAGATTCTCCATTGAGAGAAAGAATCAATATATTATTCTATCAGTTATCTCCAGGTTCATCAGACCTTTTTAACTTCCCTTCAAAAAAGAATTCTAGAATTGCAGATTCTATTAGAGAAGTGGGAAAGTATGCTAAAGATTTAATGTCCTCTAAAACTTCTGAAGGAGTAGTAATAAAGGATATAGAATCAACATATTACATTGGGAATAGAAAGAATCCTAAATGGATTAAATGGAAGAAATTTGTGGATTTAGATGTTATAGTGTTAGACAAGAAAAAGACAAAATCAAATCTATATTCCTATTCTGTTGGTGTTGGCCCCCTTACTGGAGAAGAGTCTAGAGAACATGATGGAACAGAATATGAAGGGAAAACCTATCTACCTGTTGGGAAGGCATTAAACACCAAAAAGTCTGTTGCGATAGGTTCTATTGTTAGAGTGAAAGTAGATGAAGTTAGGAAGAAAGGTACAGGTTACAGTCTTTATTCTGCAAAGATAATTGAAATACCGGAAGTAGAATATCCAGAGAAGTTAATAACTCTAGACTTATTATCTAAAGAGGGGAGAAAATCATTGAAATATGATGTATCTGATGCTCTACTTAAATATACCATAACAGATGGGGTTCATGGTAAAGCAGACATAATTATGAAATCTGATTATGAGGGTTTTACTATTTATGGCTTTGATGGGGATTCTTTAATGGAAAAGAACGCATTAGCAGATATTGATTTGTGGAAAGAACAAATCACTCAAATGATGAAATCTCATACTTCTGATGCTAGAGTAGCAATAAAGAATTATTTGTATGATGAAGGGAAGCCAACAGAATTAAAAGAAATATACAAATTTATGATGAAAAACAAGCCAGAATTAGTGGAAAAATTATGGGAAGAAAAATATGAAAAATTTACAAAATGGATGGATGATTATGATGATTTCATTAGGGTTTCTCCTACCACCTATTCTGATAATGCATTTAAAATAATCAAAGATGAGGAAAACTCAAAAACGGGTATCTTTAGATTATATATTAGAAAGGATGATAATATGGAGTTATTAATCACTTATAAAGGGAAAACATTAGCCTGGATAATTGATATTGAAGATGCCGAAGATATTTACAATCTATTTGGTAAAGCAGGCAAATTTCCTGCTGAAATTGGCGATAAAAGTCAACCTGAAAAACTATTAGATAAAGGAGAAATAACTTTGGGTGTCCAAAAACATGGTTATCATGAATATAAAATTGATGGGGATAAGTTTAACACTAGACTACACTTTAGAGTGGTTCCTGTAAATGAACAAGATAAATGGGTAGTATGGACAGGATTCAAGCAGAAGATGTTAGATTCAAAAGAAGACGAAGGCATATGGGATATTGCAGAGGATAGGCATAAAAAGTTAACCATGAAAATTGCTGAATAACGCTGAGTTCATATAGTAAATGCAGGAAGTATTGATGTGTCCGAATCGGCATTGCTCAAGAGTAATACAAAAGGAACCTTTGATATATTAAAATCAGACGACTTAGTTATTGGTGGGTATGCTTCAATTGAAATAGTGGATAAACAGAACGACCTAATTACATTAGAAGCATTAACTGATGCTGTTAAGAAATACATGGAAGTTAAGAAATACAGAAATGTAATGTCAAATCATTCAAATGTTCAAGTTGGAGATGTTATAGAAAAATATCGAGATAAACATGGACAACTTCACAAAACACAAGTAGATGATGTTGGTTTTTATGTGGTTATTAAATTAAGAGACGACATAGAAAAAGCAAAAGAAATTTCAAGAGGGATTAGAAAAGGAACCCTTCGTTCATTTAGTATAGGTGGACAAGCATTATCAAAGAGAAAGAAAACCAGCAAAGAAATTGGTGAGTATAACGAGATTGATAAATTAGAACTCCATGAAGTAACAATTTGTGAGAAAGGAATAAATCCAGAAGCGAAGTTTGACATTCTAAAGGAGGACAACGAAATGACTGAGAGATTGGAAAAAGCGTTAGAGGAACTTAACGACCTGATGAAGGAAGTTAATGAACTAAAGAAAGAAAATGGTGATAATTTGTTAGAAGGAGGGGAAGAAGAAGAAGAGTTTGAAACTCCACCTCCCTCTGCTGATGAAGCACCTTTAGAAGCGATGGATAACGATGATGATTCGTCAGATGACGATGATGCTGTTGAAGACATGGCTTATGAAGAAGAGGATGAGAGAAAGATGCGAACCGGACCAGAAGGCCCAGTTGAGCATGGTTATGGGGATGATTTGGCCGCAGGTCAAAAGCATTCACAAGCGGGCCAAGTTGGTCAATTGTATAAGGAGTGGCAGAATGACGACTTCTCTACACTAGACCTTTCCCGTGAGAATGTAGAAAAAGCCTATGATGCGTTTAAGGCAGAACAACTAGAGAAGTTGGCCTATGACTCATTGAAGACCAAGTTTGAGACAAGGTTTGTTAATGAAACGGCTGTCCGTAAGGCAGATGTTGCGCGTCATGAGTATGATGCGAAGAATGAAGTCGAAAACCTGAGAGATGAGTTTGCTTCTCTCCGTAAGAGCCTAACAGAACAATCCGATGAGATTATTAAGGCTCAAACAATTGAGGTTCCCGACTTTGATGTTAATGAAATGTCTTGGGATGACCTTCATAGTATCATAAGCCAATTTGAGGAGTGAATTAAATGGGATATATTAAGACAATGAAAGATTTGGAAGCCGCTACCTACGGAGTTCGTGGTGGAAGCGGTAATGCTCTGTTAAAGAGTGCAGGTGTTGTAGCGTGGGGTTCTACTGGAACAGGCCACGATACTGATGTTGCTGGATTAACCGGCGCAACGGGCCTTGCTGACTTGTATAACAGGGCTTATGGACAGAAAGTATGGTCAATGCTGAACCAAGAGGTTAATGCGTTGGCTATGCTGTCTAAGAGGCCATACACAACGAGTGGATGGCGAGTGCTAAAGAAGAGAGCAGAAGGTGGGTCAGGTTCTACCTTTGATGTAACATTGAGTGGAGCAGCAACCGCAAGAGGTGTTGATGCTCCTTCTGCCGATGAAATTGGTGGTGTAAAAGAGAATGCAGCATTGGGAACAGGGAATGATATTCCGGCATTAACGCCAGAATACACCAAACTCTTTACGAGTCCCAAGACTGTTGCTCATCTGTTTGAGTTCTCAGAATTGGCACTTGAGATGGCAAAGATTGATGATGGTGTTGGCGATTTGCGCGCTTTAATCCGTGAGGATATGGGCAAGCATCACGCCGAGGTTCAGAATAAGATGCTTTTGATGCCATTAGAGGCTTATGACCAAGTAATAACTGGAAGCGATAACCGAACGAATATTAACAAGAACTACACATCTCTGTTGAAGATTTGTGCGTCAAGCCAAGAACTAGAAGCAATGGTTGATGCGTCAATGCTGGATGATTCAGGAAGCGGCACAGGTGAACTAACTGCAACTATTAGCACCATATTTGGTGATGTTAGTAGGCAATTGGTTGAAAATGCCTACAATGAATCCTTTTTGGATGCAGAGGTTGATT